ATAACAATCAATCTCGTATTGATCTTTTTTATAAAAATGCAGCTGACGGAAACTCCGCTGCTTTGGCGGTTGCTGACGTAGGTACTGGGGCCAATGATAATCGAGTTTACGTTACCGTTACATACCGAGTTAGTTAAATTAGTGGGCTTGGATTAGTTCACCGGACCAAGGAGAAACACAATGGCTTTAACTGAAGAGTCCTTCGCGGACAAAATTGAGATCGTGAACAACCACGTTCAGGTGCGCGTTGCTACTGTAATTAAGCGCGACGGCGAGGAGATCAGCCGGTCTTTCCATCGCCATGTGATCCAACCCGGTGACGACTACAGCGCCGAGGAAGCCAAGGTGCAAGCGGTGTGCGCTGCGGTGCATACCCCTGAAGTGATCGAAGCCTACAAAGCGGCTCAGGAGGCAGCAGAATGACGACCTTTACTTGGACCATCCCGACCCTTGAGCGCGAGCTGTCTGACGGCTTTGTGTACACGGCGCATTGGCGCTGCACGGCCACAGACGGCGAGTTCTCTGCATCGTCCTATGGCACCGCAGGGTTCAGCCAAGACCCCGAGGCGGAGAGCTTTGTGCCCTACGATCAGCTCACCGAGGAGCAAGTTCTCCAATGGGTCTGGGCTGACGGCGTGGACAAGGACGCAACCGAAGCGGCCCTTCAGGCCAAGATCGACGCAGAGAAGAACCCGACCACCGCCAGCGGTGTGCCGTGGTAAATGGAAGCCGAGCTGCGACTAGAGCTACTGCTAAGCTTGTGGCCGGTCGCAGCCGCGTTCGTTTCCGTTATTATTGTACTGGCGAAGATGCACGCTGATGTTGAGACCATTAAGGAGAAGATCAGGGTGCTCTTCGATTTGTGGAACAACCGAAACAACTAACCAGCAAAGGGCCAACCATGACGAACAACGCAACCATCATCATCGACGACAAAGAATACGAAATCGACGCTCTGCCGGAGGCAGCGCAGGTCAACCTTGCTCGGGTACAACAACTCCAGCGGGAGATCGGCGAACTGCAGATGGTCCTAGAAGAGCGCCAGCTAGTCCTCCAAGCCCGGCAGAACGCCGTGGTCAACGCGGTAAAAGAGGCGGAAGCCCCTAAGGAGCCTAACGATGCAGATGCTGCTTGATTTCTTTGAAGCCTTCCCGGCATGGCTGACTGCCATCACTACGGTGGTGACTGCGGCTACGGCCATCACGGCGCTCACGCCGACCAAGACCGACGACAAGTACATTTCGATTGTGCTCCGTGGTCTTAACGTCTTGGCGGGCAACGTGGGGAAGAACACCAACGCAGACGATAAGGAAGACTGAAATGGACTTCGGCATGGACACCGCATGGAGCGGAATCTTAACGGCTCTTATCGGCGGGCTAGCATGGTTTATCAAGAGTCGGAGCGAGGAGATTGATCGCGTGCAGATTCTCTTAAACCGAACCCGCGAAGAGATGGCTAAAGAGTACGTTACCAAAGCGGATGTCCATGCCGACATCAACAGAGTCATTGATCGGATAGAAGCTCTGGATGCCAAGCTCGACAGGTTGATGGAGCGCAAGTAGTGCTTGAGGCGCTGATCGGCCCGGTTACCGGCCTCCTCGACAAGTTCGTTGAGGACAAGGACCAGAAAGCCCGTTTGGCGCATGAAATTGCGACGATGGCGGAGAAATATGCGCATGAAAGTGCGCTAGCGCAGGTAGAAACAAACCGGGAAGAAGCCAAGCACAAGAACGTGTTTGTAGCAGGCTGGCGCCCCTTCATCGGATGGACCTGCGGGGTGGCCCTGGCATGGCATTTCATACTGGCGCCCTTGGTACTGTTTATCGCTGGCTGGTCAGGGGTGCAGTTGCCTACCTTGCCCGAGTTCGACATGGACAGCTTAATGACTGTGCTGCTTGGAATGCTTGGGCTCGGAGGCCTCAGGAGCTGGGAAAAGACCAAAGGAGTGGCCCGATGAAGACCGGTGAAGAAGGCGTTGCGCTCATTAAGCACTTTGAGGGCTGCTATCTGGAAGCATACCTCTGCCCGGCGGGCGTCTGGACTATCGGCTACGGTCACACCAAGGGCGTCAAAGAAGGCGACGTGATTGACCAAGAGGCCGCTGAGGCCTACCTCATTGAAGACCTTGAGGAGTTTGAGGGCTATGTGGACAAGCTGGTGGAGATCGGCCTCAAGCAAAATGAGTTCGATGCCTTGGTCTCATGGACTTTTAATTTGGGGCCCAAAAATTTGGAAGAAAGCACGCTACTCAACCGGCTCAATTATGGTCCTCTTAGCGACGTGCCTACGCAAATTAAGCGATGGAACCGAGCGGGCGGGAAGGTACTTGCGGGGCTGGTGAAGCGCCGCGCTGCCGAAGCGGCACTATGGGAAGGTAAAGACTGGCGTAGTGTCTAGCACGGGTAACAGCCATGGCGTTAAAAAAATTACTCTTCAAGCCTGGGATCAATAAAGAGGCTACGCGGTATGCCACCGAGGGGGGTTGGTACGACTGCGATAAAATCCGCTTCCGTAACGGCTTTCCTGAAAAAATCGGGGGCTGGACTCGCAAGTCCGAAAACACCTTTCTGGGGGTGTGCCGTTCGCTTTGGAGCTGGACCACCACTGGCGGGTTAAGGCTTGTCGGCGCCGGCACCAATCTGAAGTTCTATATCGATCAGGGCGGTGAGTTTTACGACATTACCCCCATCCGCCTGACGACCACCTCTGGAGACATCACGTTTACGGCCACTCCGGGCGACTCTCGTGTACTAGCGAACCACACGGCCCATGGGGCGACAGCAGGCTCTTTTGTTACCTACTCCAGTGCAGTCAGCCTTGGTGGTGCGATCACGGCCACAGTAATTAACGGCGAGCATGCTATCGACGAGGTTGTCGACGCGGACTCTTACTACGTCGATTTCGGAGTAGCCGCCAACGCAAGCGATACCGGCAATGGTTCCGGCGTAATCGGTGCCTACCAAGTAAACATTGGTCCTGAGGTGCCCGTTCCTGTAGTTGGCTGGGGGTCCGGTGGCTTTGGTCTTGGCACTTGGAGCACCGGTTCCGGGGGTACGGAGCGTCTTCGACTCTGGAACCAAGCTAACTTTGGTGAAGACCTTGTGTTTGGCCCTAAGGGCGGGGGCATCTACTACTGGGATGCGTCTAACGGTGTTACTACGCGGGGTGTAGCACTGTCCTCTTTAGGCGGCGCGTCAGACGTTCCCACGGTGCAAAACCTCATTTTTGTGTCAGATAACCGCTTTGTTTTTACCCTTGGCACGAACATCATCGGCTCTTCCGCCGTTGACCCCATGCTCATTCGCTGGTCTGACCAAGAAGACGCCACCAACTGGACTCCGGCAGCGACTAACCAAGCGGGAAGCCTGCGGTTCTCTCGGGGCAGCGAGATCGTTGCCGTACGCCAAGCTCGTCAGGAAGTGCTGATCTGGACTGACGTGGCGGTGTATTCCCTGCAGTACCTTGGGGCGCCGGAAGTCTGGGGCGCGCAACTCCTTGGTGACAACATCTCTATCATTAACCAGAACGCCGTTGCGTATGTCCAGGGCCAAGCATTCTGGATGGGTAAGGACGACTTCTATTACTACGACGGTCGTGTCCAGCCCCTCCCCTGCGACCTCAGCCGGTACATTTTTGACGACCTGAACTTTACTCAGGCGCGGCAGGTCTTTGCGGGCATCAATGAGGGCTTCACGGAAATCTGGTGGTTCTACTGCTCTGAAGGTTCGACCACCATCGACCGTTACGTCATCTACAACTACGGTGAACAGATTTGGTACTACGGCTCCCTAGCGCGCACGGCGTGGGTTGAGACGGGCCTTGAGGAGTACCCCATCGCGGCGACCTACTCTAACAATCTGGTCTACCACGAGCTGGGAGTGGACGACGCCGTAAGTGCTACCCCACAGGCAATCGACGCGTACATTACGTCGTCGGACTTCGACATCGATGATGGTGACAAGTTTTCCTTTGTACGGCGCATGTTGCCGGACATAACCTTCTCCGGGTCTACGATAGATTCTCCTGCGGTAACGCTTACCCTTACGCCCTTGAAAGGTTCGGGTTCGGGGTATAACAGCCCTGCTTCAGAAGGCGGGAATAGCTCTGCTGCAGTAACGCGGTCCGCTACGGTGCCGGTGGAGCAGTTCACGGATCAGATTTACCTCCGCATCCGTGGGCGCCAGCTTGTGTTCAAGATCGAGTCGGATGCAGTTGGCGTGCAGTGGCAGCTCGGAGCGCCGCGTATTGACCTCAGGCCGGACGGGCGTAGGTAGTGGCTAACGAGATTAACAAAGCGGACCCCCCGGCCCTACCGCTGCACCGGGAAGAGTTTGAGCGGAGCTTTTTTGACCAGTTCAACAACATCTTGCGCCTGTTCTTTAATCGCTTGACGGGGACGTTGGATAGCCTGCTTAGCACGACCCAAGGTGGGCGGTTCCTCTACATGCCGAATGCGTTGTTCTACAGCACGACGAACCAAATTGCGACTGCAACTAATACTGGTTACGCTGTAGAGCTAGAGAACACCTACCTAGCCAACGGCATTACCATCAATGGCGGGACCTCTACGCAGATTACGACCGAAGTTGATGGGGTTTATAACTTCCAGCTCAACCTGCAGCTTGAACACACAACGGGCTCAGCCTGCGCACTATGGGTATGGATAAGCAAGAACGGCACTGACGTTACCTATGGTGGCAAACGCTATACAATCAAAGGCAATGACTTCTTTTCCATAGTTTGGAACTTCAACATCGACATGGCGGCGGGGGACTACATTGAGATGTACTGGGCTACGGACGACACGGGATTAGAGGTGCATACTGAAGCCCCCACGTCGCCCCATCCGGGCATCCCCTCCGCTGTTATGGCAGTGTCGTTCGTGAGTACTTACTGAGGTGCCCATGGATAAGCGTAGGCAAGGCATAGCCGGACTCAGAGCCCCCATGGCACGGGACGTTGCGCGCCTGTCTCAGTATTCCCGTGGAGATGACCGGAACCTTGCTCACGTCGCCCCCGGCGACACCATCATCCCGCCTGAGTTGATGCGGTCTAACCCTGACTTCGCCGATATGGTGCTGCGGGCTCTTGCTGGTGCAGGCATTGACCCTGCTATGCGCGTAGTGGACTCCGGTGCAGCCCGTCGTAACCCGGTAACCGGCGCTCAGGAGTTTGACTGGGATGGGGACGGCATGTATAGCTACACGTTCGACATCCCCGCAGGGGGTACGGCTGCTGATTTCCTTGAAGGGGGTGGTGGGTATAGCTTCGAAGACTACTACAACGACCTGCTTGCACAGGACTACTACAACAATGTAGTCAGCGCAGGGCGCGGGAACGTAGACCCCTTCGGTGGTTACGGTGCTTATGCTGGAGCGACTGGCGGCACTGGGCCGATCACTGATGAAACGCGCTACGGTGACCCTACGCAGCGTCCGGGGTATACCCCACCTACAACTACGCCCACTACGCGCCCGGACTACACGCCCGATCAGCCTACTACGGGGCCGGTGGTTACGTTGCCCACAGATGACCTTGGCTTTGATCCTACCGCCATACCTAACATCATGGACCCCAACTTCCGGTTGCCGACTGACTATACGGATCGGGTTCAACAGACACTTGCAGACAAAGCCGCCGCCGATAAAGCCGCCGCCGATAAAGCCGCCGCCGATAAAGCCGCCGCCGATAAAGCCGCCGCCGATAAAGCAGCTAGGGACAAGGCAGAAGCAGATCGGATAGCCGCCGAAAATGCTGCTAAAGAACAAGCTGCTCGTGATAAAGCTGAAGCAGATCGAATAGCCGCCCAACAGGCTGCTGAAGAACAAGCGCGCATCGACGCAGAAAATGCCAGGAAGGCGCAGCAAGAAGCTACGTTAAATGACCTATTAGGCCAACTACAGCGTGGTGAATATGCCTATGGGGATGCAGGAGCTGCACGTAACAGCGGCCTAATAACCCCCGAACAGCATGCGGTCTTTGCGGAAGCTTTTGACGAATACACCGGCACTGTTCCGGGGCAACGACCCTACTCTGTAGGCGAGAGAGTTACTGGACCCTATGTACCCCCTACTACGACTACTACACCTCCGGCCACTACGCCTCCGGCCACTACGCCTCCGGCCACTACGCCTCCGGCCACTACGCCGACGACCACTACGCCATCCACGAACGACGTTCTAGCGGGGGTATACACGGCGTTGCCGCGTACTGAGGTCGGGGTCGAGCTACCTATTCCCGGTCCCGGTGAC